GCTATCGAAGTACTGATACTGGAAAGTAACCTGGAATCTTTCGATTTCATCGTTACTTGCATAGCTCAGATCGATAGGTGAAAGGTCAGTCGGGAATGAACCACGGAAGATGTATTCCTTCAATTGACTTCCATCTCTATCAAGTTGTTCAACTCTTAAGTCAGCTTCGTATGCAACTGGTGAAGTCAGACCGGTATTTGCAGAGTGCGCATTCATACCGTTCATCCAACGTTCCATTGCATTCCGTACTGCAAAGTCGGTGTCATTGATGATAGTGACTGTCCATTCTGCGAATGTACGATCACCTGCCATCTTTAACTGACGACCACGGAAAGGAACGATAATCGTACCCATCGTGGAACCAGGAAGCTGAGCTGTTTCACAGAGAAACGAAGTCAGTTCTGGATCACCGTTTGCATAACCCGGGAAGTTAATGGTCGCTTTGAATAGATTCGGTCTAGCGCCACCACCTCTCAGCTTGGACTTAAAATCATCAACTCCTAATACTGCCATTTTCTTATCTCCTTAGCGCTATTAAACTGTGCCAACGACTTCTTCAAAGTCGACACCAGTTCTAACTGCCACAAAGTTAAGAGTGACATAGTTGATGGAACGAGCCGGTTTGATGAAGATATTAGCAATGAATTCATTACGATCGATGACTGCCGCAGTGTTGTTTGTTTCGTCACAAACGACTCTGAAGTCAGTAATACCACGTCTGCCTTTTACTTCTCTCAGTACTGGCTCTACGATGTTGACAAACTCAGCTCTTGTGAATTCATCATTGAATTCAAACATAACTGATTCTGCTGCTCTACTGATTGCTCTTTCGAGTACCAAGAAGAGACGACGTACATTAATACGATCGAATGCAGAAGGTCTGTTAAGACCAGTTTTGTCACCGAAGAGAATTACTCCAGCTCCAGGAATATTTGCAATTGGGTTAACACACGCTTTATAGAGAGTATCTCTTTGAGCTTTAGTAGGTGTATAAGCCAATGATGTGATTCCTAGATACTGACCTCTTCTTGAACCTGCTGGTGAGAACCACGGTGCACGATTTAAATCTGTCGCCGCCATAATACCAGCTGTTGAAGAAGCTGCCGGAATCTGAATGTACTGATCGTTATACTTATCGTATACTTTCAAGTAGTTGCCATCGGTGATAGAGTATGAAGTATTAGTAAAGGTATCAGCTGTTGTTACCACATTTGTTACAGCGGTAGCGGCTGATGTTACATTTACAACATCATCTCTTGCAGGAGATGCGACTGCTACACAGTCTTTTCTTAAAGAACGTGCTGTTGCAATCAAGTCATTTACAACTGTGGTTTGATCTGCCCGAGCTGTCATACCAGGAGCAATGAGGAAATCAACTTCTACGATATCCTTGTCTTCGAAAAGATCATAGCCTGATAAGTATTCAGATGTGCCTAATGCTGCTGAATTAACACCACCTGCAAAATCATAGTTTGTCGCAGTAGTTAAACCTGGATCAAAATTATCTCCACTATCAGCTGTAGTTCCAGCTGATGCAGATGCATTTTGGAAATCAGAATCAAATCCAGTCATCCATACATACTGTGAACGCTCATTAATTACGTCAACAGCATACGTAGTTTGACCTTCAAAGTTCTTTGCATCTGATGCTACTGAAAGATATGGGAAAGTTTCAAGAACTGTACCAGCAGTACCAGTAAACTTTCCTACTTTATCAATAACTGCTACATGAATCTCATCACGTGATGCTCCTCTTCCGGAAGCATATGAACTTGTACCAGGTTCAGTATTGAAACTAGAAGCATATGACCATGCATTAAAAGCGACAGAACTTGATGGACAAATAGAAACTCTTAAAGAGTTACCTAATTCTCCAGGATACTTTGCTAAGAATGTATGGCTATCTGAATCAAGAGCAGACAATTGAGAATTAAAATCGTCAGCATTTTTGACAATTTCTGCTGGAAGTGAACCATCACTGTCAGCACCAAGTTGACCTGTTGTTGATCTAGCATTTTTAGCTACAGATGTGACTTCTCTCACAACTTGTAGCGAATTTGAATAGCGCAGATAATAAGCTGCACTATGAAAATCGATTGTGTTTGCGGAATCCGGTGAAGCGAAATTACTAACTAATTCGTCTTCATTTGAAACGAGCACTCGTTGCTCGGCTGGACCCCACCTAAAATTACCTACGATCGCGCCTGTAGTTGACTGGACATTTGGCACACCGCCAGTCAGATCTATCTCTTTGACGACAACCGCTGGTGATTCGGACGGTGTAAAGAGTGCCATATTTTTTTCCTTCTCGGTTACGAATTATAAGAAAT